TTTAACTGGCTAAGCCCAGCTATGCTGTTCTCTAACTCTTCCTCACTCACGCAGATTTTTACATAGCCCTTGCCGATATGTTCAACACTCATTTTCTGCCTCTTCCTTTCTTCTAATCAGCCGTACCGATACCTCATAAGCTGTGCGCTGTTCTCTTTCTCCTGTGGCTGTATCAAGCACCTTTTCATACTGGCGGCTCTGATACCGTCCCAGCAGCTCTACAGTGTCGCCCTGCTGCCACTGCGCCGCCTCGTCTGCCTGTTCCTGCCAGCAGATGCACGGTAAAAAGCAGCTGCCGCCTGTAAGCTCATTTCTTACCTTTACCGTAATATCAGTAATGCGCTTGCCTCTCGGTGTTTTTCTGTATGTTGGCTTATTCGCTATAACGCCTCTTACTGCTGCCTCGTCCTGCTCTACTGCCTTTTCCGATACCGCCACAAAATCTGCCAGAATATATACCAGCAGTCTACCGCTCTGGAAGTCCTTAAGCGTCTGCACCTTACCTGTCAGTAAAAGCCTGCTGCCCTCTACAAATTCCTGCATAACGTCAAATTCTATGCCGTTGCAAGCCCTGTATGGTACGTCCTCTGCAAATACTACCGTTACCTCGTCCGGCACGCCGCTTGGTCTTACCGTTTCCAACTTTGCCATATAACCGCAAAACGGCAGCCCGCATAGCTGCTTAATTTCCTTAATCTGTGTAAGCGTTCCTACCAGTCCCGCTGCATTTCCCTTGATACCGCCACCTGTAAGCTCGTCCATGATTGCAGTATCTAAATCCCGTAAAAAATCCGGCTTTTTCTTTGTCATACTTCCTGCCCTTTCCTTTCTTATATGTAAATGGTGTAGTAAAGCGACATCTGCAAATCACTAAACTTATACTGTGCTGTCTGGTCTGGCTCTAATGGTTTCATAAGCCCCAGCTCTTTCCAGCGTCTGTGCGTTATCTCCGGCACTGCTCTAAACTTCTTTACCTCATACCCGCTGTATTTTCGGTATTCCTCGCTTATCTCATGGTCTGCAAACGGTTTGAACGCTGCCAGATACCCTACGTAAACCTCTGCCCCGTCCTCAATAATGCGCAGGCGGTCTGAACTCTCCAGCGTTCCTATAAATTCCTTTACTGTCACTGTCTGCCTCTCCTACTTCTCCGGCATTTCGTACAGCCTTGGTATTACTGCTGCAAACGGCTGTACGTCCATGCCGCCCCTTACTATGGCTGCACCGCCAGTCGTCAACAGATAGCTTACGCACGCTTTCTGTATCTCGTCCAGAACCTCTAAGCAGCGCTCTTTTGTTGCATACTCTCCGATTTCCTCTAAACACCCGTCACTTATGCAAATTACGTGGCGCTTTTTGTCTGCCTCTGCGCCGCCTCTCTTTTTCTTTACGTCCTCATACTCTCCGTACTCTACGCAGGCGTAATTACCGCCCAGTCTATACAGCTTTTCTTTATTCTGGCTGCGTATGTATACCTCACTCATTGCCTGCCTCGCTTTCGCCCTTATGTTCTTGGTAGCCCTCTAAATAGCCTATTGCCTCTACGTCAATGTCCTTGCCGTCCTTACCGTCGCTGTTTATCCTAATTTTGCCGTAGTAGGAATAAATACAGCAGCCGTCATAGTCGTATACCCTTATGCTGCCCTCTGTGGCTGCCTCTGGCGTTTCAATAACCAGCGGCTCTGCCTGCTGCATCTGCGCTGCTACCTGTTCGTCTGTCACTGGCTCGCTGTTCTTTCCTCTGTACCAGATAGCCAGCATAAACAGAATGATTGCCAGCACGCCTGCCGCTATAATGGCTGCGCACTGTATCAGTTTCTTAACTACCTGTCGTTTTCGTTTTCTCATAGTTTCAGCCTTTCTTTTTCCTCGTCCCAGTCAAAACTTGTGCAAGCTATGCAACGCTTGCAGCGTTCTATAGGCTCGTCGTCCCCGTCGTGCGAAAATCCCAGACAAGCGCCGCCGTCCATTCCGGCTGCGCCCCATTTTTTCTGTAAACTGCATTTTTTAATACGCTGCTTTATGCGGCACTCTTTGCATATAACCTTTTGTCCAGCTGTGCAGCCCTTACACCTTGCATGGTACTTAGCCCACTCTCTGCTTACTCCTGTTTCCTCGCTTTCCCAGCCAATTACCCACTTGCCGCATACGTCGCAATATACCTGTGTTGTTACCGTCCTTGTTATTCCCATGTCTGCCCCTTTTCTGCCTCAAAATAGTAGTTGTCTACTATCAGCATTTTTTTACTGAAAAGACACATAAGCCCCAGCGGTACGGTAATAACCGCTATTGTTATGTCGCCCATACTGCCAGCACGGTAACTGCCAGCATTGCAAGCCCGTAGGCTTTCTGCTTAATGAAATACCAGCGGCGGGCTTTCTTTGCCTGCTCCCGCTGCCGCCTCTGCTCTTTTTTCTTACGCATATCTGCTATGGCATCTGCATAGCCTCTTTGGTATGCGTCCTCTACTATCAATGCCTCTGCTGCCATTCTCTTCCTCTCTTCCTTTCGGCGGCGCTCTCTGTCTTTCCATGTGTGCCGCTCTCCTGTTCTGGCGTTTGGTTTTACCGTGCGGGCTGCTTTTCGCATTAAAAAGCAGCTGAAAACCTGTTGACTGTCCACATACTTTCTGGCTGGTATGACCGCCGCTATTTTTCCACGGTATACAGATTGCAGCTATTAGCCTGCTGCCCTCTGCCGCAGGCTCGCCATGCCTGCTACGCAATGTGCCGTGTGGGACTTGAACCCACGACTTGCCGCTTATGAGGCGGCTGCTCTAACCAACTGAACTAACGGCACTCGTGGCGGCTGCTGCCGCCTACTCATTAAACAAAAAGCCTTTTTCTATTAAAAACCTTATCCAATCGCAGCCCGTTACGTCGTCCCGCTCAATGAATTTGTAAAAACCCTCTGCGTCCTCTATTCCGTATTTCTTTAAAATGTTTCTTGCGTTGTTTGCTGCTGGCGTGGTAAAAACATTCTCTGCGTAAAATGTAGCCTCTATAGTTCCGTAGTTGTTCTTTCCTGCTGGTGTTCTCATTTCTACTACAACTACATTCCTTTTGCTTTTTCTCCCTACTCCCTTTCTTATTACTACCGCCTCACTGAATAACC